GGGCACCTGGCGCAAGCCGGGCACAAAATGCCTTCCCTCCCCATAGGAATCCGAAAGGATTGATGATGACCCTGACACGAAAGGAAAGAACTCTTTCAGACAAGACCTATAGATCTGCGTTCACTGTAGTCGATTCGACTGGAGTTGTACGCAGTTCAGGATCCGGTTCTGTTCGAGTTCTTTGCCGTCAAGTGACTTGGTCAGAAGGGCATCGTTGGCGACAATTAAATCGCTCGATGCAGGATATAGGCGGGCCCTTCGATACTGTGCGATATAAGCATGAAATCACCCCTAATGGGAGTGGTACATACTCATTTCCACTTTCGGGGGGCTTGGTACGATCCGGTAGTGGGGATTATATTCCCTCTAACGGTGTTGTACCTCAGCCTTTCGGCGCTGTCGCGTCTGACTCTGTTCTTTTAGCTTACCCTTCGGGAGATCTTGGCGTTGCCAATCTCTCACCGGTGGGGGCTAAGTTCATAGCCAACACGATACCGACGAATCCTGTTGTTGACGGATCAGTTTCTTTAGCTGAGCTCTTTCGCGAAGGAATTCCTTCGATGATTGGTGCTACCCTTTTGAGGGATAGGGCAAGCTTCTTCCGGAGTCTAGGTTCGGAGTATCTGAACATAGAATTCGGTTGGAAGCCCCTTATTAGCGACCTGAAAGATGCTTCCAAGGCTATCATGGACTCTTATGAGATCATGAAAAGTCTTGAGAAGTATTCAGGAAAAGATCTGAGACGTCAACGACTCCTTCCTCCAGAACGTGCCGCAAAGACTACCTCGGTTACTACTCAGTACCCGAGTGGCTTTGATGGCGCGGCCTGGACATCTCCTCCATGGTTTAGCACTTCGGATACCGCTGTTCGCCAACAGTGGTTTTCGGGGTGCTATAAGTATTATTACGAGCCAAGCCGTATGACGGAACTTGGACGTATTTATACTCAGGCTAGGCTTCTATTTGGACTCGAGGTTACCCCCGAGGTCCTTTGGAATCTAGCCCCATGGAGCTGGCTCGTTGACTGGTTTGCCAACGTGGGACCATTGCTGAGCAATGTGTCCTCGTTCCAGCAAGACGGGCTAGTGATGAAGTACGGATACGTCATGGAAACAACTACCCGTGAGTTCCGTCGAACCTCGATTACATCCTCGCCAAAAGCGAATACGATGCATCCGGGGCTCGTCACGGATGCTTTCTTAGGAATAAGAAAGCGCCGTGAACAAGCATCACCCTATGGTTTTGGATTGTCCTCCACTGCCTTTACAAATAGGCAGTGGGCAATCCTCGGGGCTTTGGGTATTACTCGAATCCCTAGACAGCTGACAAGCTGAAGCGGGACCCCCACAAGGTGGTTTCGAAATGTCTGACCCTTACAAGGGTCTGAAACCCGAAAGAGTAATCCTATGTTTTCTGAACCTCAAACCGTGACGGTGTCAGGATCCGCAAAGGCCCTGAATCGCACAGGTACGTCCCCCGAAGGGGCGGCCTATGCGACTGCCGATCGTGCTCATCGTATGAACATAGTTCATTCGTATGGCCGTCGGACCCGTCACACAGTTCGATTCATTCAGGATACGCTTGTAGCGAATCCTCTCGTCGCCGGTCAGAATGTTTCACAGTCGATGACAGTGTTGTTGACTGTGGACACTCCGACTGGCTATGACGTTGCCGGAGCAAAAGCCGTTGTTGATGGGCTTCTAGCCAATCTTTCAGCGACTTCCGGGGCTAACATCACCAAACTTGTTGGTGGTGAGAGCTGAATCGTAGGTTCACAACATAGGTAAGGATTCTAACTAGCATCCGATTGGATGTGGTAGATGAAAAGCCCTATGTTACTTTGGAGGGTGATCGCCGAAGATCTCGGCGATCGATGCCGCGTTTGCACCACGCGTGACTTCGAAACAGTCACGCGACGATCTGAACATGAGGGGTTATCGTTTTTAACGATAACTTTACCACGCTTTGGTCGGGACTTCGATGAAGCCCTGTCTCAAGGTGTGGTTGCTCACGCCCATTTCGCTGGTTTCCAGCGAAAGGGAGGTCTCCCCCAATTTCTTGGAGGTTTCCTTGAGCTTGTGTTCAGTCGTAAAAGTGGCGTCCTACTCAATGTGCCAAATTTGTCGGCTATCGTAGCGATACGACAGTTGACTCGTTTGTGTTCAAAGGTAGCTCTCCCGTGTTCTTACGATCGCGAGAGATATGCTCTTGAACAATACATTGAAACAGACAAGGAACTTGAAGCGGTTGAGATGCTTTGGGACGATGAAGAGATTCATCGTTTCCAACGCCTTTCTCGGCTGCTTTTCGGACGTGTGTTCAGTTATATGGATAATCTCCATGCGACTGGTCAACTCGTTCCGAAACATGGCCCTGGTTCCACAGCGGATCATCTCCTCGGAAACGAGAAGTATGATTTGCTGGAATGGACCAAGCGTCTTGAGCATGGTGGTTTCCACTCTGTGGATTTCATTCTGCCCAACTCGAGATTCTGGATGAATCTTGAGAATGTCAAGTTCTTGTCGCCCGGCGAGGAACGGCCTGTCAAGGTCATTCCTGTACCTAAAACGCTTGAGACTCCTCGCATCATTGCGATTGAACCTACTTGCATGCAATATGCACAGCAGGCGGTTGCAGAGAGGCTTGTCCAATCACTCGAGACTTTTACAGTCTCTCGGGACTTTGTCGGTTTTACCGACCAAGTTCCAAATCAGCGATTGGCAAAATCAGCTTCTCTTGATGGATCGTTGGCTACGCTGGATCTCAGCGAGGCCTCTGATCGAGTCTCTAATCAGCTTGTTACTTACCTGCTTAGAGGTTATACGCACCTTTTGGATGCGGTTGCCTCTTGCAGGTCGGTTACGGCTGATGTTCCTGGTTTTGGCTTACATAGCCTCACCAAGTTCGCGTCTATGGGTTCAGCACTTACTTTTCCTATAGAGGCAGTCGTCTTTACGACGATTGTGTTCTGTGGGATCGAAAGTGCTATCGGACGTCGCCTTGCCTATAAAGACCTACAGGTCTTTGTAGGACAGGTGCGCATCTATGGGGACGATATTATTGTTCCCACGGAATACGCGCAAGCGGTGATGGGGACCTTGGGCCTTTTTGGCTTCAAGGTTAACCGCCACAAGAGTTTCTGGAATGGCAAATTCCGTGAGTCTTGTGGAAAGGAGTACTTCAACGGGCACGACGTTTCCGTCGTAAAGCTCCGTGAAGTTTCTCCTTCATCACTGCGGGACGTAAAGGAAATTGTGTCCTGGGTTGATTTCCGGAATCAGCTTTATGCTGCCGGATTCAGCTCATCCGTCGATCTCATCGACGAACACTTGACGAAAATCCTGAAAGGGTATTTTCCTCAAGTGGGACCTGATTCTCCTTTGTTGGGTAGGGTCAACGGTAATGGAAGTTTCGATATCCATTCCATGGATCCCAGAACACACCAGTTTTTGGCGAAAGGCTGGAAAGTGTCCGCCGATCCTCCAAAGAGTCAAATCTCTGGAGAAGGTGCCCTCCTGAAGTACTTCTTGAAAAGAGGCAGTTTGCCAACTGCTGACAAGAAGCACCTTCTACGTTCAGGACGACCGAGAGCCGTCGGCATCAAGCTCTCGAAGGGGCCTGTTCTTTAGAACAGGCGCGGCTTTTAGCCGCTGAGGAGGCTGTAGCCTTCTACGAGAGTTTACTCTCGTGAGGAGGCGCACATCCC